CGCATTGGACGATGCCGCCGCCAGCACATCAGCAAAATGACTGCTGTCGGCAGCAGTTAAGCCGAAAGCGGTCAAAGCATCAGTTACAATATCCGAGGTGGTTGCGAGATCTTCACCACTTGCCGCCGCAAGGTTCATAATGCCCTCAATACCGCCGAGCATATCGCTTGTTTTCCAGCCTGCCATCGCCATGTAGTTCATGGCATCGGCGGCTTCGGAAGCGGAGAATTTTGTCTTTGCGCCCATTTCCCTTGCTTTATCTCGGAGGGCTTGTAAGTCATCTCCGGTAGCACCGGATACGGCGGAAACTTTAGACATAGCTGAATCGAAGTCAGCGGCGGTCTTGACAGCGGCGGTACCGGCGGCAGCAATAGGCACAGTAACGTGTGTAGTTAAAGTGGTACCGACATCGGCAATCTTGTCACCGGCTTTTTCAAGCATTTCACCCGCCTGACCGAGCTTTGCAAGAGCTGTGCTGGAAGCCTCCGCCTCACGCTGGAGGTTTTGCAGTTCCTGTTCCGTTTCAATGATCTCACGCTGGAGGGCATCGTACTGCTCCTGCGAAATATCGCCGTTGGCGAGAGCCGTGTTTGCCTGTTCCGCAGCGGTTTTCAGGGTTTCCAGCTTTTCTTTGGTAGCCGTCACCGCATCGGCGAGTAGCTTGTGCTTCTGTGAGAGCAGTTCCGTGTTGGAAGGATCGAGCCTCAGCAACTTCTGCACATCCTTGAGCTGCGTCTGCGTGTTCTTGATGTTTTTATTGACACCTTCCAGAGCCTTCGACAGCTTGGTGGTATCGCCGCCGATCTCAACGGTGATGCCCTTGATTCTGTTTGCCATGCGGTTTCACCTCCTCCGTGAGGGCATGAAAAAAGCACCTGCCGGAGCAAGTGCTTAGTGTGTATATTCAGTTAATGCGATAAATCAGAATTTACTGATTTGATTTTATTTTATTGCTTTTCTTCCAAGCAATAAAATCTATTATCAGTAAAACTGAAATGAATGGAATGACGAAAACCAGCAGTAAAATTCCTACAAGCCCTCCAAACCATTCATCAGTATCGGTTTTTATATCATAAATAGAAAAAAGAGCAGTTCCTATTCCGATCACAAAGTTGATTATGGCAAAAACACAATAAGGAGAAGTGTCTTTTCTGATAGCTTTTACTGTTCCGGTAAATAGAAAACCAATAAATAAAATAGCGAAATATATAGTAGTTACGAATCTGATCATCTCAAAATTATCTATATTCAGTCCAAACCAGCAAATAACCATTAAGATAAATGATACTAATGCACCTTTGCATGCTTTACTCATAATCAGCACATCTCTAAATTCCGATTTAACGTAGAAAGCCCATCGCTTTCCTTATACCAGAATTATAGCACAGAAGGGAGAAAAAGTCAATCAGAAGGAATCAAAATCCGCCTGCCCAGCGACTTCATGCCAGCCGTCATATTCGTCGTTTTCCTTTTCCGTGAACATATCATTCACGACTCCGATCGTGAGCAGATCAAGCTCCGAGAGGGACAGCCCGATCTGCACACATCGGAGAAGGAAGAGGGGCGTTGTCATCGGGCGGTCAGTTTTGCGATGTTTTTTTTAGATTCCGCCTGCGTCTCCACGTTGAGTCCCCACAGCTCGATGAGCTGCGGCAGCACCTCGTAAATGGAGAAGGTATTGAACGCTTCGAGCCATTCATCGGGATTGTCCGGGACGTTCTCCGGATCAGCGTGCTTCGCCATGATGTATGCGATATTCTCGAACACCTCAAGGCTCTCGATGTCGAGGGTAGAACCTTCCTCATCGCCATCCTGCACAGAGGTCTGAAGCGCAGCGAAGTCCTTGTAAATATCCCTGCGGAACTTGATACGGTAAAGGCGGGGCACAGCGGCACTCGCCTTGAACGGAACCTCGATGCCGTCCACAGTAATTGTCTTTTTAATAGCCATGCTGTACCTCCTTACTCAGTCGCGCTGCCGCTTTTGGTTGTGCCTGCGGAACGTGTGCCGGTGCTGTTGTTGGTTGCAGCCGTCGGCATATAGACCGCATTGTACCAGTTGTCGTAGGTCGTCTGGTCAGTGCTTTCGCAGGTCTTGGACTTCACCAGACCGTTCGGCAGCGCCGATGCCTTGAGGGACAGCTTTTCCGTCTTGACGGACTTGCTCTCCTCGGTGGTCTCACCCTCAGTCGCAGGACGGGACGCAGAGCAGCAGTACAGCACATGACGGATGTGGTTCTTGTCGCCGTCAAACTCGAACATGAGTGCAAACTGTGATGTTTCCGCATCGTTGCGCTCCACCAGAACGCCCTTTGCGTCAAGCTGCTCACCGAGAATCGCCGTTGCAAAATCGGTGGTGATGAGTGCGACCTCCAGATCGCCGTCATACCCTGCGTTGTTGTTAATGACATAATACACGCTGTTATCGGCATAAAAATTCTCGTTCTCGCCGTTCGCGTCAATGCTCAGGGAAACCGCACCGGGCAGGCGCACAGGCGTTGCAAATGTCGGAACGCCCTCGTCCGACCATGCCGTGATTTTTGCCCAATGCACCTTATTCAGACCGAATTTTACCTTATTCTTCTGCAGTGCCATTGTTAGACCTCCATTTCATAAAGCACCTCGTAGAGCTTCTCGCTCTCGATCCAGCTTTCAGTTTTCGTGTAATAGATATTGTGCTGCGTCAGCACTTCCTCCACACGGCTTTCCGTATCTGGCGACTTTTCATCCGTATACAGTTCCACATCAAGCTGCTTGAAACTGTGATACATCAGATTATCCGCGCCGAAGGTGTCCTCGCCGGGTGAGAGGAAAATAACAAAGGGCGGTTTCGGAGACTCGCCCTCGGCAAAATGATGATAGGCGAACGGCATCCCGATCTCCTGCATCATTTCATTGATTTCTTCATAGGTCATGACAGCGCCTCCTCGATAAGCTGCGTGAGCATTTCCTCGCCGTTTGCTTCGGCAGGAGCGATATGCGGAATCGCCGCAACTCTGCCGCCGCCGCGCTTTGCATGACCTTTTTCAAGCAGGTGCGTAAGCTGGTAGCGGTCTTTCGAATGAACGGTCATTTCGAGTGTATGGCTGTTCTCCCGCGTTTTCTTGGTCGTCCAGCTCTTGCGGTACTTGCCGCTGCGCTTCGGAGCATTGGCGGAGATTTCCTTCTTGACGGAGGTTGCTGTCTTTTTCACAGCAGCTTTCATAGCTGTATCCGCAAGGTCTGCATATTCCGTCAGACCGCGCATGATCTCCGCCGCCATATCGTCAATCGAAGTCATCCTGCTCACCAGCCTTTCGTGTACCTGCCGTGATTTTCATATAATCGAGCGATTTGTAATTCGGCAGCACACCGGAAATATCATACACCAGTCCACGGAAGCGGAGCTTGTGCGTGGTGGTATTGATGCGCTTGGTATCGGGTGTCTGCCGGACGGTAAATTCCAGCGATACGACTTCCTGCGTCACGCCAGCCTCGGTTGTTTCTGTCGATGTCTTTACGGACACGGCAGCCCAGCAGGAGAAGGTTTCCTCCCACCGGGCTTTGTGGTTGCCGATGTCGTCTATCTTCGTGCTGTGTTCCAGAAAGGCGATGCGCTGATTCAGTTTTCCGATCTCCATCAGACGATGCCCTCCCTCTGTGCGAATAACAGTGCCCTGAGTGTCAGCGTCAGCGCATGATAATCAGCAGTATTGCGGTTTTCATAGAGGTAAGATACAGTATACAGCATAGCCTGCCGGGAGGTTTCCTCATTTTCCGCTAACTGCTTTTCGGTCATTCGCCCCACATCCATCACGAGCCGCTGTGCCGTATCGATCAGAGTGAGGATGAGCTTGTCATCCTCACAGTGGTCAACACGGAGGTAGTTTTTGGTTTCAGGCAGTGAGATCAGAGTCACTTATCTGCCCTCCGTTCATCAGCCGTTGCCGCCTGCACCGCCGCCGGTGTTACCGCCAGTCGTAGTAGCCTTTGTTCCAGCCATCTTGAGGACCTTGACGGACTCCGGAAGGATGAGACGACCGTCCACACGCTGGGTGGTCAGGAAGCCGACCTGATCAGTGCGGGCATAAAGCTCGTTGAGACGGCGGAAGGTGCGGTTCTGACGGTCAGCGACCCAATAATTCTTCATGTCACCGAAGAGAAGAACACGCTCGCCCTTGGCGATACCGGGCATGAAAGAGCTGGTGCGGATCGGTCTGCCGAGAATTGTATCCGGCTTTGCGATATCAAGGCTCGGCTTCCAGAGGTAGTTGTCGTTCTTGTCCTTGAGCTTCATGAGCTGAAGGAGAATGGTCTCGTTGCAGACGAACTGTGCGTTGCGGCGGTAGGGAGACTTCAGGCTGTAGTAGAGGTCGAAGATCTCATCGAAGGTGATCGCAGTCTGAGATGCCGCAGTAACACCAAGCTCTGCACCGCCGGTCTCATCGAGGATACCGAGGGGCTTTTTGTCGCCGTCACCGGTGAAGAACGCACGCTCCTCGGCATTGCCCATTGCCACACCGAAACGTGCAGCGATATACGATGCGAGGTCAAAGGCGGAGTCGTGCAGAAGCTCATTGCTGATCTTGATCATTGTACCGAGCTTATATGCGGAGAGGGTTGTCTGACCGAATCTGGTGTCGGTCTCCGGGATCTCTTCTCCCTCATCGATCCACTGCGCTTCCATCGTATCGTTGGCAATGGGAATCTTACGGGTACCGCTGTTAGTCTTGATGACCGTTGCCATCTGGCGGAAGATGTTGTTTTCCTCAAGCGCCTGAATCAGACGGCGCTCGAACTCGTCGGGCACAGTGTAGCCGCCCTCGGTGTTCTCGCCGACGGAGAGTGCGTTGCGGACTGCAAGCTGATCGCCCTTGTTGCGGATCATATCCCAGAATGCACCCTTGTACTCATCGGTAGCGGTCGGATTGGTGGGCGGCGTGTTCTTTGCGCCGGGAGCATTGGTGACGGGCTTGGAGGTCGGTGCGGAAAGTGCCGCATCGAGGGCAGCCTGCTGTTCCAGACGCTCGATCTCTGCGCCGAGAGCCTGAACCTCGGATGCCATCTTGTTGTACTGCTCGACAGC